CCGGAATGCGTACACACCGGACTGACCGCCCATCGCTTTGACATCAGCGGCGGTCAGGACATGCTCACCGTTGGACAACATCGCCGGAATGGAATCTGAGGTTGCAGAACCCGAACCCCACACATGACCGCCGGAAGCGAAACCACTCAAGTCAAGGTTCTGACCAAAGCGAGTGTGGACGTGATCCTGGTGTCCACCCCAATCGTCGCGGTAATACCCATCAGGCACCGTCACCACTTCACCATCAGGGGTGAGCCCCAAAGGTTTCCGCGTATTCGGGTTTTGCCAGATGACCTGTTCAAGACCGGGGATCTTGCTGCTAGTCAGGAATTCGGCAAAAGCCTGCATCTGGTCGATACTTCCGACCCAGTCGATACCCCGATTAGATCCGCTGCCCTCTTGATGACCGCCGTAGGTGCTCGGTTTAACCCCGAAGCGTTCCCCAAGTTGGAAAACCCAAGAAGGGAAAATGTCCTTTGCTGCGGGGTTTCCGTACCCACCGGTATCTGTGCCGGCAGGTAGTCCGTAGGGCGTTCCGAGGCCTTTGATCATGCCAGCGCCACCAGGCTTGGCTGCCGGCGCCATCGGGCCGGGATTGATTCCGCCGCCGGTTGATGTCAGGGGGTTACCGTTAGCGTCAACGCCGAAAGCAGGGACCGACGAGAGGCCTTGCGTTGATCCGCCTAATGGTGACTGCCCCGCAGCGACACTGGGAGCCATCGGGCCTGGATTAAACGGTGCAACACCACTTGCCGATCCGTTCGGTGCTGCTGCGTTCGCGGTAGCCGGCCCCAAACCCAGAAATTCTCGTACTTTGTCGACTGCCATGCCCAGTTTGTTGAACTGCTGCGCGATCCAACCGTTCTCCCCGAAAATGCCGTCGAACTTCTTTTTCAGATCATCGAAAATCTCGCTGATCTTCGACTTGATCTTCCCGAGCTTGTCTGAAGCCGTAGTCCACAAATTATTTACAGCGTCCCGGCCACGGTTGAAACCATCAGCAATCTTGGAGCCAACATCCTGGGTGGTTGACCAGGCGCTCTTCAACCACTGGACAACATCTTTGATCTTTGCCCCGAGCTTGCCTGCGGTATCGCGAGCCCCGTCGAAATAGCCGCGAATATCCTCACGGTGCTCAGCAACCCACTTGCCCATCGAGTCGATCTTCTGAGTGAACGACGTGATCCCGTCGATGGCACCTTTTAACGGGTCATCCGGGTTATTCGGGTCACCAAAAATCAGGCCCAACACGTTCGCGCCCAGCCGCGCCACCGAGGCTTTCAGGTTCCCCACCGCGCCGTCGAAGGTGTTACCCATCTTCTTCGACAGGCCGCCGTCTTTACCCCAGGTCGCTTCAACGGCCTGCCCAATTTCCTTCATCCCGACCTTGCCCTTGGCAATGGCCGCGTTCAGCTTCTTATCGTCGCCGTTGAAAATCGTGTCGCGCAGTGCAGAACGAAGATCCACCCCATTCTCGGCGAGCTGCATCAATTCCTCGCCCATGAGTTTCCCCTTGGACAGGATCTGCGAGAAAATGATGTCGATCTGCCCGAAACCTGCCTGCCCACCCGACGACGCCGCCGCATCCGCAATGTTCTGGACGTACTGGTTCAGTTCCTTACCCGGTTTGATGCCGGCAGACAGCGCACGCGGAACGGCCTGCAACGCCTCATCCAACGCAATCGGGGTTCCCCGCACCACATCCTGAATGTCTTTGGTGACACGGCGAATGTCGTCCGGGGCGAGTTTCAAACTCAACTGCACCTGGGCGCGCTGAATGGTCTTCAGCCGATCCAACCCCGCTGTCAGCGCCGCAGTGGCGCCCAGGACGGCCGCACCCAAACCCAAACTGACACTGGACACAATTGCGGTACGCAGAGCGGTCCCGATAGCGCGGCCGGCAGTGCCAGCCCACCGCACCCCGGCGACAGCGATAGGGGCGAAGATCGCGCCCACCTTCCCGCCCGACATGTGCTCACGGATACCGGAAATGATGTTCGACCCGATAGACGAACCCGCTTGGCGGCCCTGACTGCCGACCCCGTTCAGCGCGGACTCAACCTGCTTCTTGATGCCGTCAGTGCGAACATTCAGAGAGATATACGCGGTCGCCAACTGCACACCATTAGCCACGGCTCATCTCCCTTCTGCGTCGTCTACGTTCGTTCAACTCGTCGGCATCCTTAATCGAAACCTCTTTATCGACCGGGAACTTCACCGGCTTAGGCCCATTGCCCTGACAGCCGCCGCGCTGCCAGTTCGCCGCCTCCACCGCATACAAAACCCCGGCCAGAAGCTGCAACTCCGGTGTCACCCACCACGAATTCGGCTTCCGTGAGCGGTAATACGCCGACTCACCGTTCGGTGGCTGCCAGCGAATGAAGTGATAGAAATCGGTCCACGTCAACCTGCGCCCGATATCGGAACGGGTCCAACCCCGGGCCATGAGATCAAAGTTGATCGCCTCCCCATGAGCGCGAAGCTCAGTCAGGAGGCTTCGGATTCCCCCAAAGACACCGTGCTCTGCGTCCGCCACGTCGTCAGCAACTCATCCAATGCACCCGACGGCAACGCCGAAAACCATTCCAGTTCCTGCTCGGACACCACATGCTTCAACATGGCCAGACAGATGGAGCGGGACCGTTTCCGCAGCGGCAGCGGCTTCTCCGCAGCCAGCGGCGCCAACGCCGCCTTGACCTGGTCGTCGGGTGCCGACACTAACTCCTGGGACTGACCTTTAGACATGGTGCGTAACACCTTCACACCCAGATCGGTTAACTGTGTTTTCGCATCATCGAGCAGCGGTTCCCACGTCACCTCAGTACCGGGATCGACCGCGACCAGATCGTTGGCGACAGCGATGATCTGCTGCTCCACATCCAACGCCTCCAAATCCTGCATCAGGGCATCGAAGGTGTCTTCGGGGATGTAGTCAAACCGCGGCACATTCACCGTGACTGGTTTGCGGCCCTTGACCGGGATGGTGAACGGGATTTTGGTGCGCTCGTCATCGAATCCGGGCAGAACAACGGGTTTCATAGGGACGGCCTTTCTTTACACATTGGTTGGGACGGCTAAAACTGTTTGCAGGCTCCCCGGTGGGTGGCAGGCCGTCCCAGGACACCACCCACCGGGAAGGACTAACGACTAGCTACCCAGGGCGTAGTCGAAGAACACGACCACCGCGTTGTCGGCGTTGTCCGGCTTGAACACGTCGATGGTGATCTCGTAGCGGGTCAGATCCTTGTGGACGTACATCACGTCGGCTAGCTCGGTGACCTGGCCCTCGCGGATCAGGATGCGGCCAGCGCGGTCGCCGTCGATGAAGTCGATGACGAAGCACTGCCGGTCAAGCATCAGGCGGGAGTGCTCCACCTTGATCGACTGGTAGTTCCCGCCAGCGGTGACGTTGTCCTCACCGTAAACGACCTTGAGCACCTCAGTGCTGGACTCCAGAAGGGTCAGCTTAACGGTCTCGGTGTAGTTGTCTTGGGTCACCTTCACAACCTCGCCGCCCCAAGCGCGATGCTTGGTGGTTTCACGCGAAATGCTGTTGGTGACACCGTCTTCGGACACCCAGCCCAGGTCCACGAACGAGGCGTTCAGAGCCGAGGTGGCGGTAGTCGGAAGGGTGGTGCCGAGCGGTGCGGCGTAAACCGCGGCCCCGTCGGCGGGGATTGTTGCGGCCCAGATGTTTCCAGAATCAGCCATGATTTTTATGCCCTCCTAGGCATCGCGGGACGGCCTGGAAGGTTGTTATTAAGTTAGATATTCAGTTGGATTTGACGAGCAGATCCCCGGTGAGCTGCCACCGGAAGTAATCCAGAATTTCGGGGTGCGGATAGTCGGTGGGTCCTTGCTCGTTTTCCCACGCCCTCACTGACACCGAACCCGAGGTGGTGGTGACTGTGGTGCCGCCTGAATTGCGTAGCGCGGCCCGGGCAGTGTTGGACATGGCTTCCACTTCACCGATGTTCTTGGCGAAGCATTCCACCAGAATCCTTGCCGTATCGGTGGCGATGTTGTCCTGGCCGCCACCAACCCTGGACACTTTCACGAAGCGGTCAGGACGTGTATGAGGCGGCATTGCCGCAGACACGAAAGCGTATTCACCGAAAGCGTCAGACAGCACCGTGATCGCCGTCAACAACGCCGGCTTCGGCGTCGGCCAGATGAACACTTACTTGGCCTCATCAAGCACACGCAACAAAGTGTTGCGTTTAGCGTCGGAATGCTTGGCGTGGTTGGACGCCGCATATACCTGGACGAACCAGCGACCCTGCGGCTTCCGTTTACCTTGGAATGACGCCATACGGTATCCGCGCCGCTCATTGAGGGTGGCGTTCGCCGCGTTCAGCACTCGTCTGCCACGCGACTCAAGGTCCCTGATCACCGCCGGATCGCGGCGAAGATCATAGAACGCCTTGTTGTTCCACTTAAGGTTCATCGTCGCAGAACTCCACTAGAACCCAGTTGCCGTCGGAGAACAGCCCCAACAGTTCGTTGCGATCCCAGATGCACAGGTTGTTGTACTCCTCTTCGGTGGAGAAGCGGTTACCTGACGGGAAGTCGTGCTTGTTTTTCTGCGTGTGGACTCGGATCATCACGAACCAAACTCGGAGGACACGGTGAAGACCGTGACCGCACCAATCCGGTAGGGGTTGAGCCTCATCTTCAGGGCGTTGGTCAGCCACGGACCCGACGTTGTCGCCGACTCGTTGCCGACCTGGACTGTCGCGGCTTCGCGGGACACGTTGTAGCCGGTGGCGTTGTAGTCCGATGTCGTGATGGCCGGTTTGTCGAAGACGGCGGCAACCATTGTGGCGACTACCCGGGTTACCGCACCGGGGACAGGGTCCGGTGCGGTACCCAGGTAGCCGACCACAAGGTCAGTGGCCTGGTCGATCTGATTGTCGACCGCCGCCGATTCGGCTGATGTGAGTGAGCGCCCGAGGGCGTTCTCCACATCAACTTCAGTTGCAAACGCCATCTGTTAGGAGCCGGCGTTGATGACCGCTGCGACGGGAACCGGTGCCGAGGAGAACGCGGTGGCACCCGAGGACAGGACGTAGCCGTAGCGGGCCTTGAACCGCAGCGCCACCATGTCCTTCTCGGCCAGGTTGATACCACCGACGGTGGCCTGGTCGAGGAACTTCACGGTGATGTCCTGCCGAACACCGACCCGAACCCGGCTGGAGTCCACGACGAGGCACTTGGCCCGCGAGTTGTCCCAGGTGCCGTTGCGGCTGAAGGAGGTGTTGTATCCGGCGAAGGACTCGTCGCGGAAGATCGGCAGACCGTTGGCGTCGCGGACGTTGGCCACCTCGTAGCGGAACGTCAGGTTCGCCAGCAGCGTGTCGGGCAGCAACCCGAGACCGGCAAGGGTCCGCGAGGTGGTGTTGACCGCCCCGACGATGTCCGCGGCGTTCGCGGCACCGGAGGTGATGGCCTGGGTCTGCGATGCGGTGGAGGCGGCCGCGTACAGCGCGGAGCTGGTCCACGATGCCGGCTTACCGACACCCCAGATGATGGCTTGGTCCAGCTTCTGGCCGATGGCCTGACCGGCGAGCTGCGACACCTGGGTGAGGACATCGGTGGTGGCGTCAGCCAGCACATCCTCATGGACCGGGACGATGACGGCGATCTCTTCGACCACCATCGTGGTGTTCTTCCAGCGGACCTCACTGGTGGGCTTGGTGCCCGAGGAGTCCTCGGCCTGTTCGGTGACCCACCCGGCCTGGGGCAGGGCTGCCAGCATCGGCATGTTGGTGGTCTTGGTGCCGAGATTGACGGTGGGGAATGCCTGCAACGCCTGCGAGCCCGCCGCAGCGGACTCCAGAAGGACCTGCGAGTACGCGTCCTCGATCAGGGTCGAGACATCTGACCGGTTGATATCAACCATTTCGTTCTATTTCCTTTCGGATAGCCCGCAGAGCCTCAACTCGTTGGGATTGATTTACTGTGATCGCATGGCGCGGATTGCCGCAGCCGCACGTTCTTTGGGGTCGAGGGTCTGGTCGGAACTTGTTGCACCGGACTTCAGTCCCCGAACAGGTTTGGCGGTTTTCTCCTGCGTCTTTTGTGCAGCACGCCATTCCAGCAGGGCATCGGCTGCTGCTTCCCACTCTTCTTCAGTGGAGCCAGTCAACGCCGACGCTGGAACGCCTTTCGCCGCCGCCACGTTCGCTTTGCCGGCACGTTCACGTTCCCTAGCAAGCTCTTGCTCCAACACCGCGGCACGCTCTTGCGCCTTTTGCAGTTCGGATTTGCTTGCTTCCTGAAATTTGTCGAACTCAGCCGCTTTGGCTTTCAGTTCGTCAAACCCAGTGAATTTCTTGCGTTCCCGCTCAACACGCTGACCGATGATCCGGTCCAGTGCCTCTTGGGATGTGATGGGCTCAAAATCGCTGCCCACAACTTCATCGGTGGCGCTAACGTCCTCGCTCACTGATCCCCCTTTCAGGGTGATTTCCGCCCATTAACCGCTGGGCGTCGGCGTCAAACCCCTTATGGGGAAGCTTTTCTCATCTGGTTGACGATGTCGTTGAGACTTCCGCCGACCTCATCGCGGGCCGCGTTGTATTCGTCAGTCCACTTTTCGACATAGGCGGGTGGGGTGTAGGTGTCGCCCTGGCGCACCGGCACCGCGATGCAGTGGCAGCCGTCATGTCCACTGACTGCGCTCTCTTCGCTGCTGTACACCGCTTCACGGGTGGCCAACACCCGGCACCACGGGCAGGCATTCGCCGAGGCGTACCGCGCGAATTTCACCCTCTCGCGGGATGCGTTGTAGAGCACGGTGTCGCGGCTGGCGGTAAAGATTTGGCGTTCTGCCGACCCCGACAGTGCGCCACGCACATCGGCTTGGCTCAACGCCCACCGAACATTAGCGCGCAAGGCTGATCGCAACGGGGCCGCAGCAACTTCAACAGGGAACGTCGATGCCGGCGCCAAACCGGAATACCATTCAGCGGTCAAAGTCGATGCACCGAAGATGAACGGGTCAATCACCTCCGGGTAGGCGTCCTGAATGAACTGCCCATCCTGCGTGCCGTCAAACAACCCAGATATTTGGCCGATTGCGGCCGAAGCCAACCCCGTGATCAGGCTTTGGAAGTTAGCGACCTCAGTTGGTGACGGCATCCGGCGGGGTCATACCATCAGTGGGCGGATTGGGCATCGTTCCCCGATTGGGTTGCTGCAACGCCTGAATCAGGCCGTTGACCTGATTGCGGCGGATCGCATCCTTGATCGCCTGGATCTTCTGCTGCGTCACACCCGGGATCATGTCCACCAGTTCCTCAATGGGAACACCGGAGGCGTTCAACTTCTGCACACCATCGACCACCGCCGCGAAGCTGCGCGCCTCAGTGTCACGCCAGATCACCTCAGAGGACGTATCCGCCGCGGTCTCGGTATCGCCGCTGATCTCCCCCGACAGCCGGAAACACTGCTCCCACGACTCCCCGAACGTGTCACGCTTGGATTCCGTTTTGCGCTGCTCGTTGGCTTCCGCGGCCGCCAACGCATCAGCAGACACATGCGACAACTTCGGATTCAACTTCGCCGGCGACACCTGAGCCACCGTCGCAATGAACTCCAGCATCTCGGTCAGCTTCGCGTCATACTGGCCCAGGTCCGCGGCCGGCAGCGTGTAACCCTTGACGTCCGGGTCCTCAAAGGCCCACACCCGCCGCGCCGAAGCGGTCAACACCTCCGACGGCGAACCGGACCAGCCGGTGATGACCTTCTGCGGGAACGCACCGAACCGCGACACGATCATCGAGTCGAAATTGACCGAATTCAACGCCCGCTGCAACACAATCAGCGGCGAAATCTCGCCCACGATCACGTCGTCGGCATCGCGAGCGTTCACGAACCGCACCACCGGGCAATGCGAAGCGCCATGCGGGATGGGTTCCTCCACCATCATCGAACTTAACGTCCTGGCGAAGTCAATACTGTTGGGGTCCAACGACACCGCAGACGGCGGAACGAACCCCAAATCAATCGGGTACATGTATTCGTCGTCATAAATCATCGCCCTGCGGCGGGCCTTGGCATCACAGTTGTCGACCCACATCTCGAAGGCGTACTGCGGCCACTCATCAGTCTGCGGGTCCTCATACACCGCCAGCAGTTGCCGCGGGGAACGGGGACGCCACCGCGTCCTGGGCTCATCGTCGTCAGAGTCTCGGGTCACCACCACATACGAGGCGCCGTAGGTGATCGCCGGCCGATACACCTCAACCTGCCGGGCATCCATCCGGTTGGCCTGCCACACATCCCAGGCCGGGGAATTCTCCTTCGCCAACGCTGAACGGTAGCCAATCACACACAAGTTCTGCACAAACGCATCCCGCACCAACGGCAACACGTTCTTCATCGACAACTTCGCGAGATCCTCAATCTCCCGCTCACAGTTATCGGGCACACGCGGGAAGCCCCGACGCCCCAGCATGTAATCGTAAATATCGTCCAGCACCAGCCGCTCAGACTGACGCAACATCCACATGTCGGAAGTCAAAGTGCGAATCTGCTGCTCATCAAGCATCCACTGACCTCCTCATCACACGAAACACGCTTTCCCTGACCTAACTTTCGGCTTCTCGGCGACCTCACCGGAGGTCAAACCCCACAACGCCAACGTCGCCGCCGTCACCGGGGTGATATCCGATTCGCTGTCCTTGCGGGACCACCCGAAACCCGAATCGCCGATCTGACGTTTCCTGGCAGCCCCAAGAGCACTATTGAGCAGCGGCTGATCCAAATGCCGCACATTCCCATCCATCACCGCGTCATAAAACCCGCCGAACGCCGACGCCATCTGCCGTGCAGAAGTAACCGTCACCGTCAACCCGCGCTGACGCAGCGGATCGACCAACGAAAACGCCGCCGACGCACCATCAACCACCACAGCACGCACATCGTGGCGTTCCACCAAATCCACGAACCGCTGAACACCCCAATCCGGTTCGCCGCGGCGCGATTCCACCACATCCACATACGGCAGGCCGTCCACCGTCCAGGCCGCCGACGCAATCGTGGCTGTCGAACGGTCCGGGGACACATCGAACGCCACCGACACCTCGCCGCCGGCATCCTTCAAATTCGCGTCCGCGCACACCGCCCACGAATCCGCCGAAATCACCCGATGCGACCCGGCCGAATCCCACATCCCCAACCGCTCACGGGCGAAACCCTCATCGGAAAACCGTGCCCGCTCACCCTCAACAACATCCCACTGCAACCGGCCACCCAACGCCGGATTCGCCGATGCCGCCGACAACGGATCATCCAAATCGACAGCACCAGTGCAGGACCACTCATGCCACGCCAACCTTGAGGATTTCCCCGACAACGCATCCACGCGGGTACGGCCGAAAACCTCACCATTGGCTGTCGGCCCCGGAGGCGTACCGGTGAAGATCCACTGCGGATTGCCCAGCGGCGCCGCCGAGGTCGTCGGCATCAGCGCCTCTAGAGCATCGTCGGAAAGCTCCTGGGCCTCATCACACACCAGAACATCCACGGTGAAACCGCGGCCCGATCCCTTGGACCGGGCTACGAACTCCACCCCGCCACCATTTTCAAGAAGGATCGCTTCTTGACCGTTAGTGCGGCGAATGTCCTTCACCAGTTCGGCCATCTCAGGCCACTTACGTTGATTCTCAAAAAACGACGCCAACCGCAGAAACGCTTTCCGGGCCGTCTTCACTTCATGCGCCGTGTGCAGAAACCGCTCCCCCAACTGCACCATGCCGAACAGTTCCCGCATCTCCAAGATCGCGTTCTTCCCGTTCTGCCTGGGAACAGAAAGACCACACGTCAGACTCGCGAACTTCCCACCTCGGCCGGTACGGGCCAGCCAGTCATCCAGAACAAGCTGCTGCCACTCATCCGGGGTCAACCCGTACGCAGAGGAAAGAAACGCCGCATCCTCACCATCGCCACGAAACCGCCCTTTAGGCGCGACGTGTACCCGCGGTCTCTGCACGCCGCGCTGCAAGTTCATCTAGCGCAGTGCCTTTCCGCATCGGTGGTGCCAAAGAATCCAATTCCCGAACCACATCGGCGAGCTGCCTAGTGATCGGGGCGATGTCCTTGGGTGGGCCGTCGAACTGATCGACCAGGCCGGCCAGATAATCCCGCAGAGCGGTCAACGCGACCCCCCGATCACCGGAGGCGAAAGCGTCGGATACTCCCACGTCAGGCTCACTTTCCGCAGGTCGGGGGGATATTTGTTGCA